TACGGACTTACCTCTGTGGGAGAGACGATATCGTTTATAAAGAATTTTGTATCCTTTTGGATACCTTATTCAATTAATGATTATCTCCCCCCCGGTATGTCTGCGGTACCGTACACTGTTATGACCTTGCATGCAAGAAGTTACTTCCAAAACATCTTTGGATCGGGTGGCCGCTTTGGCAAACGGATCCTACGCCTTGCGGGCGTTGTGGCATACTCGAAGAGACTATTCCCGTCAGTTCCAGATTCATTCGTGAGTCAGAAAATGGAAGACTATGTAGAAGCTCTAACTAGACCAGACCCAGACCACTTTCCCTTCAGACGGGCCCTTGAGAGGGCTATCGAGGAGGAGGTGGATTCATTGGGTTCTGACTTCTTAGCAGACTATACACGTCCCTTTGCTCCTAGTACTTCCTCTTGTGTAGAGGGTACGAAGGGTTCAGGGGGGGTACAAAGTTATGTTCGTGATTTTATGATGAAAGATCCGTTATTTCAGGGAGGAAACTTCCCGTTTACGATGGATTTCGAGTTGGATCACGACGAGTGGCTAGAGAAGTGCATTGTTGAGAATAAGGAAGGTATTCCGGTCCCTCTTTCGGAGGACTGGTCTTATCCTAATATCTCACACCATGCTAAGATAGATTTGTTGGAGAAGAGACTCTCTCATTTAAGGTCTGGTGAACTTAATAAGTTTACCCGTGACTCTTGGGATGAAGTTATCTCCTATCTTCTTATGTATGCACGTGCACAGCATCAAGACCCCGAGAGGGTCTGCGACCGGGAGGTCGCCATTCCAGTAGGCTTGCTGGAACCACTAAAGGTGAGAATTATTACTCGCCAATCGTGGAACCTGAATCTCCTGAAACCTGTACAGAGGGCTTGGCATGATGCCTTGCGCCGTACGAAGACCTATCAATTGGTCGGTTCTCAGGATGTCACTCAAGCCCTCCGCGAACTACCTCTACTCCAGAAAGGAGAGAAGTATGTAAGTGGCGACTATGCAGCTGCAACAGATAATATTTACCTTTGGGCAACCGAGTGTTGCCTGAAGGCCTTGTTTAAAAGGACCAAGTTCCAGTTCCCCTCACATTCAATGTGGGAGGGACAAGAACTAAGTGAGTTCATCAAGGATCTGGCCTTTAAGTCATTTCTGAATCTGAGTGTAATCCCAGATCCAAAACTTCCACAAGAAATGGTGGAAGTGACAAGGGGCCAGATGATGGGAAATATTCTTTCTTTTCCGCTGCTATGTCTCATTAATGGTGCTGCTACGCGCTTATCTTTGGATAAGGGCAGAGAGTTCCGTATTAATGGGGACGATGTCGCTTTTGCTTCTACTCCCAGAGAGTATGAGAGGTGGAAGTTCGTAACACGTTG